AACAGGTAACATAATTTTGCTATAAGCGGCTTCTCTAGTAGATGGGTAAGTTACGTAAAACTCATTCATGCCTGCTGCCTCATGAAACTCGCACAGTTCTTTCATTAGTATACGAAAGATTGGAATAAATCTTGCACCCAAGCTAGGACTCAATAACCAACTGATTGACCAGGAAGGTAAGTGTCCCCAGCGTCTAACCCCAACTAAACAGATACACTCATCATCCTTGAACAGGCCAAATGCTTTTCTAATGTTGTGATTATTGAAGTCGGACGGAATCAAAAACATTTTAAAGAACTTTTGAAAACGTGTGGCACGGTCTACATCGTTAGTGATCTTGAACTCTGGGTACTTGTCTGGGTCCGAGTTATCGTAGATTTTTAAAGCAGTTTCAACTGTAAAGTCAAGGTCGCTAAATTCAAGTGGTTTTAAAGTATATGACATGATGATTCTTTTCCTGCTATCAGGTTGTCTCGCAATTCAATTGCTGGTATAGTAAAGCCCCTGGGGGAATGTGGTAAGTGTTTTTTAACATTGTAACCAACTTGGTTCCATAAGTGCATGTAATTCTCAACGCCTGTGAACTTGGGTCTTGGTCTAAATTTAAATCCAGTGTGTGCATAGATCTTCATCTTGGATGAGGTCCAACCAAGCTTGCCAAAAATTCTATCGTTAATTAAATCATCAACAGTTGGCAGTTGTAAAAATGCCAACATGCTTTCTGGACTGTATGTGTAAAAGTTGTTTAGTGCTGGAATACCAGTCTTATCATTGAACCTGCGCCATACTCCATCTTGGTCTTCTTTCTTTAAGAACATCCAAGGGATAGTATACTTGCCAGTGTCCCAATTAATTACAGGAGCTTTTTCTAATTCAACTTCATCAATTGTGATCATTGGGGCAGAATAGTCTTCGGCAACTCTTAATAAGATTTGTTGATATAAGCTGTATGCCTGATAACGTATGGCCACTTCGTAACATTCTTCGGACTGAACAAATTCTTCTGGATCAAATTCAATTATATGACATGACAAGCCCATTTCGCGAACCATTTCCAGCATTGGATTAATGTCGTGTGCATTTGCTCCGTTGGGAAATCGAACAGTGGCCAACTTTGGGGTTAGTCCGGCTGCCATAAATGAATGTAATGCAATCTCACTGTCTAGTCCACCACTCATGAAGATTGTTAAGTCTTTGTAGTTGCTTGTTAACGCACGGGCTGAACGAACGCATTCGTTTCGGAATGACATTGGCTTGCGTGTGCATCCGCCAACGCTCATGTGTGAAGTATCGGTGCCTTCTTCTCTCCAGATTTTACTTGGATCGTTGTTATAATAATATTTTATATAAGAATTTTCAGTATTGATAATACTCATGCTACTTTTTCCATCTGAACATAAGGTGTGTCCCTTACTCCATATCTTTTGTCAATATCTTCGGCTAGTTTTAAACATTCCGTTCGATCTATTGGTTTGATAATTGCCCACTGCCTTGTATTGTAGTAACGTATCCTATGCGGTAACGTGATACAGTCGCTCCACCACTTGGACCAAACAGTACCCAAGGTAGTACCAGAATTGGTACTTAATTTTTTAACTGTATCGTATATCCATTTGTTATGATCATTAAAAGTCAATACCATACCAACCTTATCACTTAGTTTACACCAGTTAAAGTTTGCATTAAGCAAGTACGTTGTTATTTCATTACTTGATCTATAGTCAGGAAGAAGCCAACAACGGTTTCCGCCTGAACCTAATAAAGGGTTAATGTATAGTGTTTCAACTGCACTAACACCAACAATGTTTTCAGTTACATTATCATATAACAATGCAATTTCACCATTGTCTTTGGTCCAGCGTTTTAAGTGTCTTATTGAAAACAAGAATCCAACATTGTTTTCCTCGCCCATATTGATTGCCGCAGGAGATTTGTCGTTTTCAACCTTTCTCAAAAAAAGGTTATAATCAGCTCGATACTGATCAAAGTCATTTGCAGTTGTTAGCTCAACACGAAGTGGTTTCATATGTGTATGTAGCCATTAATCAGCATCAGTGTTTGCCAAGCTCATCAATAGATGTACACGTGTATCTTTACTGGCATTAATAGCTGTATGTTCATTACGAGTGTCAACCCACCAAACATGTCCGTCTGCTGGAATATGAACAATTTCTGGGGGAGTTGTAAAAATAAACTTGGCCTGATTGTGTGTGGTTATGGCGATGTGCAGGCGAGGATTATCATCAGTATGTATAGAGTAACAACGGCGGCCTTCCATGGCCATAATTCTAGTTCTATAAACTTTCCAAGGAAGGCTGGGGAAGAAGTCTGTTTCCCACCACGAGCCAGTAAGTGTAGGATGAATTTTATCCCATACACTTTCTTTTACGCCAATTCTTGATCCGGTACTATTGGCCCAGTCATCTGTGCCGTCTGTTTGAATAGACACCTGCAAATTGCTTTGGGATGGTAAATTACAAAGCAATTTTGCAGTTTCAATACGTAGACGTTCTAAGTCAATCTTGGCTTCTGTTTTTTTAATTCGATCACTCATACCGTACCTATTACCATGTATCTGTTACACTTATACAATACCAATTCGCCTTGCCATTTGATTTTTGATAAGCCACAGCTTTTTACAAACTGGCTCAATGAACTATGACAGTTAACATGATCTACTACATCAAACATATTATTTCCTTGAAGAACTACATCGGTGCCAGCTGGCAAAGTTTTAACCCAGTCGCCATGATTTTCAAAGTGTTCAACAATGGTATCAATTATTAATAGCTTCTTGTATGCTAAGAAATCAACTGATCTTATATCTGCGTCTAAGTTACTATAGAATGGATTAAACGAACTATTTAAGCTTTTTGCCGCATTGTGTACAGTACTATCAATGTCAATGTTTACAACTTTACCTAGTTCCTGTCCTTCCATACTTGCAAGAAATGGAAGTATTCCAACCCAACCGCCAACAACAATTGATGTACGTGTTTCTGGTGTTGCGTCAAATATATTTTTAGTGCCATTGGCTGCCAGATAATCTGAAACTTTGTCTAGTAGCCATTTTTTACTTTTAATTTGATTACGACTAAGCGCATCCTTCCAGTTTAAGTCTGGGTAATTACATACAGTAAGCGCAAGCTGTGATATATATTTTTTATTAGACGGGTAATAAAAGCCAAGCACATTCCCAAGTAAAACAATGTCGTCATTGACTACGCAGGTGAGTAGCGTACTATAATCTAAATATTGATTTAAGAAATTTACAACAGTTCTAATAGAAGCATCTTCTTCTAACATTGCTTTAATTTTTTCTAAGTCGTCTGTTGTTTTGAAGAATCCATACAAGTTCATGTTAGCAAGAGCCGAAGCAATTTCATCTTTACTTTTGTTGTTTAACGCTGAAACCAATTCTGTTAAATCAACAAATTGTTCATACCCTATCTCAATAATCAATTGTACAAGTTCTCTGCGTTCGTTGGTCTCTAGCCAACGATGAAAATGATGTATACTTTTGCGGAAACCTATTGCTTCATCTACAAAGTATAAAATTGATGACCGAAGTTCTGTATTTTTATCCATTAAACCAACCAAACATACTTAAATTAGTTTGCCATTGGACATCTTCGTTTGTCAATGGCCTTGCAGGATGTAACTGAATCATTTTGATAAAGTTGCTTTGTTCACTATCAAAGTCAGGTAAGATCCATCCCATGCCGTTACTTATTTTTTTGCCAATGGACTTACTGGCTTTTGTTGGATCTGCTGTGGCATGATCTTTGAAAAAATCTTTGAACCATTCATAATCTCTTATTTGTACAAAATCAAAGTTTTCATACTGCAATAGATAGACTGCCAATCTGGCGCCGTACATACTCCACATACCATGCTCTACATCTGCTCCAACTGTTAACCAAGTTAATAGACGTTGATAGTTGGCGGCATGCATTTGCGTTGACCACTCATCAAATGCAAGTAGTCGACCTTGGTCCATAGAGAGCTTGACACCTTCTCTAAAACCCACACGGAATGCCTGATAGGCACTACCATTGGTGTATGCATTACTCCAGCATCCTGGAAGTTCTTTGTAACGGCTAGCGTCCCAACAAAAGTCAACAGCATCACGTTCTTCATCTGCCAGCTCGTGACTTTTCATATTAGCAAGATGTTCAGTGCTCCATAGCTTTAATCCGCCGTTGCCATACATTAATCCATTTGTATATTGGCGACCTCCCCAGGTATAGCTTACTTTACCATTCATACCACTGGGCGCAGAACACTTAAAAAACTTTGGATCAACCTGATTATCCGCATCTACTGTAATAACATATTCACTAACTGGAAACTGCGCTGCCGCAGTCTTATGTGCAGTATCAAACCCAACAACGCCATGCACCCTGGCAAGATTCTTATGCGGAGTTACTGCCTGTAACATCTCCCAATGCTTGTCAGCATTGGGTTCGTCAAAACTTAAAAACACAACTGGAAAATCAGCTAGTGTTTTAATCTTAGTTTGCTTTAGTGTTGCATTAAACATTGACATTTTTAAATTTTTCCTTTAACCATTCCCAGTCGTTGATTAGATTTAGTTGTGTTAGGTTATCACTATTTTGCAGGCCAAAAATTGTGCCTTCTCTTGCACCCATAATTGAATATGGTCCGTTGGGCTGTTCCCAACCTTGTGTACACCACGCTAGTCTATTGGCATTATTCTTTTCAATTTCGTGCCAGTAGGTAAAAATACTCGTTTCCTTTTTGTATCTTTCTGTTATAAGAAGGCGCTGAACATTCAAATAATTTATTTTTCCTTCATCAGAGTAGTCCAATGTATTCACATTCTCCAACAACTTTTCTAATTCTGCTTCTTGCTTTTTAATACTTTTACGAATACGAAGCTTTATTGTTGATAGCGATGCAAGTTTTGCACACTCTCTAAATGCGCCTAACCATGCAGACTCTGGAGTGCAATTGAATCTTGTTTCACAACTTATAGAATCCATACTTACAGTAACATCTGACAAGGAAGTTGACATATCTATTTCCCAGTTATGTTTTTTAACAAAAGGTTTACGTGGGAATAACTTAACACCACCGTAGCCATATGTAAGAGTGTTTACAGGATTGATACTTTTCCAAACTGCAATACAGTCAGTCTCTGGTACTCCCCAATGCATAATATTTGCATCCGGCTCCCATGAAAAATCAAAGTCGTCAACAATCCAAGCATCTGCATCAACTACCCAAAAATTTTCTGTGGTACTTAATGTTGCACATACCCGATGAGCATTGAATATGCCGGCTATATCTTTAACACGCCTGGCCTCAGGTGCAAATTCTAAAAGGCGTTGCCAGTTTTCTTCACTGCCTGCTTCGCCCATTGATAAAAAGAAAACATCTAACAATGCTTACTCCGCAATAAACTGTTCAACATCACTTTCTTTGACTGTTGGGCCAAGACGATGTGGATTAAAATAACTGGCTTTAAAGAACCGGCTGCCGGCTTCGTCAAGGTCGGCAATTTCTAATCTTAGTTCTTGTCTTAGTACTCTGCCAAGCTTTTGTGTTTCTTCTGTCAACTTAGTTTTGCTGTAAGAATACTTTGATGTTGAGCAAGTTACTTCGTCCCCGGCAAACATAGGCATTACTGTTTCTGCCCAGTACTGATTGTGCCATTCAAAATCAGCAACTAACTTATAGTCCCAGTCTTTATGCAAATTGGTCAAGTAACAACCCAATCGAGCACCATACATGGCCCATAGCCCGTTTTGTACATCTTGGCCAACACTCATCCACACTAACAGTCTGCGATGATTCTTAAAATTATTCTTGTCAGCAATCTGGCGCCAATCCATTGGGCGCCCATCAATTAAGGCAAGTTTAACACCTTCGCGAAAACCTGCACGGTATGCTTGATACGGAGTAGAGTTGTTATACACATCACTGTAGATGTTGTTTAACTGATGATAATGAATGTCCCAACAAAAGTCAACTGCGCCGGCGCCAGAGTCAACTGCTTCGTGAGTACGCATTTGTTCAACTACTTTCTTGGGCCAAAGCTTAACACCACCATTGCCATATACTAGTCCGTTGACAACATTCTTGCCAGACCACGATAACACATCACTGCGGTCAAATTTGTTTAAGTCTAATTCAAGTTCAAAGAAATCTGGACGTACCTTGTTGTCAGCATCAATTGTAATGAAGCGTTCTGTGTCAGCTAACTTTGCCGCGGCTTTGTGGCAAGCATCGCTACCATACACACCATGACTGCGTTTGGCCCATGGACATTTTTCTAATAAGTCTGCATAATTCTCATCTGCATTTGGTTCATCGTAACTGATGAACACTACATCAAATTCACTAATAGGGGTTTTCAATCTAAGACTCCAATATCTAAGTTGTTTGCTTTATATAACAAATTTGGCCTGGCTTGGTATTGCCAATTTGGTAATATTTCAAATGGGTGATGTTGTCTTAACATCAAGGCTGGCATTTCTGCCCAGGTTATAAAATCCTCAGGGTCATCACCTTTGACAACAGCTACTTTTAAGTTTCCCATCAGCTGGTCAATTGCATTGCCCTTTTCATAATGACTTTGTGCCCATATGCCGCCATCTTTGATGAACACAGAAATGTGTTTTCCTGCGCCACGATGGCTAATAATTGATGACTCATCAGTGATACCACTGAATGGACTGAATTGGTTTATTCGAATCAATGAGAGATTGCTTGCCACTGGTGGCATGTTAATTCGCATCTGCAAGCCTTGGTATAGCAGGCGTTGTACGTTATCATGGTCCATGAATGCCCATAAACGTTTTTCCCAATAACCTCGCTCTATAATATCTGACAGTTTAATCTTGTCGTGTCCCAGTAACTGGTGCGGATCTTCAATATCACTGATAAAAAACGGGATGTCCGTTAAGTCTGATTGCCTATTCATTGTTTCTCTAAGACTAGTTGACCACTCTCTACTGGCCTCAACTCGTAAGATTCCTGTTTCAACAAATAAAATAACCCTAAGCGGACTAAAGATACTGGCATTTGATTCCCCGGCACTTAACCAGCCAACCCAAGTATGTTTCTTTTTAAAATCAGTAGGACGCTTGATATCAACTAAATCAAGTGCTCCTAATTTTTCATTAAATGTAACTCTATAGTCGTTTTGATTCAGCTTGCCAGCTAGTATGTCTTTTACTTTGGCATAGGATACAACCAAATGGTCTGGTAATAACTTACTACCAGCTTCAATTGTCTCAATATAACCACTGTTTACATTATATTTGATTGACCAAAAATCTTGCCGTACTCGTTTACGCTTACGCAACTCAAATTCAATGTTGGCCATGGTACCAGTGCTCCAAGGGTTTTTCACTTTCATCTAACCAAACAGGAAACAACTGTGAATGATTCTCCAGCTTGAAATTTCCATTTGCTGGATAAAATGCAATCCAATCATGCCATGTATGGCTGGCATACATAACTGGTGCAATTTCCAAATCTCTAATACTCAAATCTACCAGCTTGAACCATTCCGGAGTTTGCCACTCACCTGCCAAGGATATTACTCCAAGCAAATGAATTAGTTCAGGTAATTCTGGTACATAATTAGGCCAGTAGTCTGCAGGGTCCAGGCGTTTGAATAACTCAAAGCTGTCCTTGGCAGATTCAGGATCGCCGATGACCATTAGATAGGGCCATGCTGTTTGATAATTTTGTTCAATGGGTTTTCTTTTATTAATTTTACCAAAGGGAATAGGTACTCCACGATGATCCACGCCTAACCCTGGCATGTAATTTAATTTGTTATTCTTGGATAGCTCTATTATATCTAGTGTGGTTCTTCTAACACAAAGTCCGGCAAAACAAATGACATCTCCAGGCTGTAAATTTAAAGTAGCAATAGTACCCAGTTGATTGACAGCAATGTCATCTACCTTGACCATTTCAACTCGAGCACCTGGTGATACAAATCCAATATCAATCTTAGAAACTTTGGCCAAGTTATCTTTGCCCGGCGGGACAATTATATAAAAAGTCATGCCAGGTTCTCCATAATTTTTTCATAGTTACGAAGTATACTTTTCTTGTTCATCAAATGAACATCTTCACCTTTGATTTCAACAACTATATTCTTCCATTCTTCAGGCAAGTTGCTCAGCATGACCCAATGATTTGGACCTAGTACTTGTACAATGTCATCACGCTGGTCTTGATAACGCATAAAGTTAGGAATCTGACCAATGAAGCCGCCGTCTTGCCAACCATCACACATGTGTGCGGCGATGCTGGCTGAATAGTCTGTACGGTACAGTGTGCCTGGAAATTTGTATAGAAAGCGATAATATTCCCAATTCTTTTTAACTGCTGTCCAGATATTAAAAAAATGTTCAGCTTCTTTGCTCTTGCGCCAGTATACCACAGTTGACCACCACATGCGAATGCCAGCATAGTGTAGCCAACGTTCTGTTGTAAATGGCTCTTCGCATCTTAAGTTACGAGCATCTCTAAACATGGCAACGTCATGCTGCCCACCAAACAGCTTTGATAAGTTATCATTGCCGCACAGATAGTCTGTGTCAATTAAAATAGTTTCATCAAACGGACTTAGATTATAAATGTCATGCTTGTTTGTGTTGGTAAACTGTGCATTGAAACTGTGATATGCGCCATCGTGGTGTAAGCGCATGTTGCGTTCGTATTCTGGATTGGTTAAAATTATATCGTCAAATGCCGCATCAATCAGGTCCTGACCATGCATTGTTTTGCAATGCTCTAAACTCTGCTGGTTTGTTACCAAGACTACTGGATAGTTGGGCATGTGCTTTTTTACAGCGTAGGCTGCAACCAGAGCCAATTGTGTGTAGTCCAATTGCTCGTTATTGTAAGCAAACATCATGAAACCACAGGTACTCATTTAGAGTCCTACAATTTTAGCTGTGCTTCTTGCTGATTTTAAACGTTTTTGTTCTTCTTGCTTTAGTTGCATAGCAGAGTCGTATGCATCTAATAGTATCTTTAAGAAATTATTTCCGTCCTCAATCATGATAACATTGGTACTATTATCTTCAACTAATACTTGCTCACTGCGTATTACTCTAAGCGCAACAAAGTTAATGAGTGTTTGTGATGCTTTAAAAAGAGCGCCATTGTAAGATACAAGTAAGGCCGCTTCGACTCGAGCCTCAATGTTTTGACGCTGTACCTGTAAGGTGAGTCTGTAATTGGCAAAGGCCAAGGCCTCATTGAGTTTTTTATCGTCCATTCATTGGGTCCAGAATTATTATATACGCTGTTATTTACCAACGTACAGATTCTGGTTTAACCAATTAAATGATATGCCAAGTGTCCGTTTGAGTTGATACTGGTATTGGCAGAGTCAATGTTACACTATTTTCTGTAACAGTATTTGGATGGCTCATGATAACTGTCATACTAATAATTCCGTTTACCGTGCTTCCAGTACCCGAATGATCCATTACTGTGCTAATTGATAAATTACCATTGTCTATATTGCCGTACAGCTTTAATCTGCTGGATGCATAGCCACCATAGCCACCATAGCCACCATAGCCACCATAGCCACCATAGCCGCCATAGCCGCCATAGCCACCATAGCCACCACCACCGCCGCCAGCAGGACTAGTGTACAACAGCTCTTCGGTTAATACTAATTCAGAAAAACCTTTACCTTGACTAATGCCGCGATTGTTTAAGCTAAATGCTTCGTTGACACTTAACTTTAGTGTGCCCATATCAGTAAAAATGCCGCGCCAAATAGTATAACCGGCGGTAGAACCTCCACTTATACTAAAAGACAATCGTATGTCGCCGCCGGCGTTGAAAAAGTGACGGGCGCTATCGTATCCACCAAAATCTAACTCAACTGTATTACCAAGTTGTGTAGACCAGGCAGCGGTTTCTCTGCCGTCATACTCATAAGTTGCCAATGTGCTGATTGTAGTTAGAGCAGGATCAACTTCATTTCTAAAATTTCTTGCGCCTTCTAATAAACTCACTGCTGTATTAACAAACTCTGCTGTAATGCGTTCTCCTCGAGATACAATTACCAATTCCTGATCACTACTGTTTGTTCTGTATGTGCTTAGGTTAATGCGGTTAACAATTTCATTTGTGTGGTCTGCTGAGATTTTTTCACCTTTACCTACCAAATCAACTTCTTCTCCGCCCCAGCCCCAACGTATTGCATCTTGCTGAGCATATTGAACGTTAGCATCTTCGCCAACTTCAATGGGGCCTACTCCGGCATGCCTATCTGCAAATAGTTCATTAACAGATTCTGTAAGTGAGTTGTACCACGATTGTGTTTGCTTCTCAGTTTTAGCTTTTATCCCCAACGGCTCTGGTGCAACGTATCCACACTCTGTACTGTTACGTTCTATGATTCCTGTATATTCGTCTCCTTCACCAGAGGCGTAATATCCAACTTTATCATAGCCAACGCAGGCAGTTCGCAATAATGTGCCAGCTACCACTTCCTCTACCAGCGAACTGTTTGATGGGCATAAAAGTCCACTTGGAACAACAACTCCCCCTGCTTCATTTCCATAGTCACCACCAAGTCCAAAAGTTACATCACAATCTTTGGCAACAGTTTCAAAAAAATCAATTGAGTCAGGGTCTAAATGGTAGTCATACGTTGTATTGTAATCTACCGATTTTTTTATAATTTTGCCAGTGATGTGCAGTTTAGGAACAACATTGTTTAGTTGATCTCTTGCACTTTGAATTTTTACTGGACTTGTTAATTTAATTATAAAATCATCATGGCCGGCACCATCGGTTATTCTAAAATATGCTGGTAGAAACTCAGGTACATAACCACATCGGGTGCTGTCACGTATATCTACATTGTAGGTGCCGCCGGTTCCATTAGCTTTAACTACTCGATATGTAAATGTGTCAATGACACAATCCTGACTGATAATTGTGCCTGCAACAGGATATGTTGTCTTTGTGTCTGACATTATTAACGAACTCCAACTGTTGCTTCGACCTTGCCGACGCCTTCTCCACTGAAGTTTCCTAAACTACGTCCAATGATACTCCAAGCTGGAGCATCAACTGATGCAGACTGGGCAACACCTGGTACATCACTGGCAACCAATCTGTCACCACGTGTAACTGTACCTTTTACTTTTACTGGAATACGCCCAGCAACAGCAATTGGCATTGCATTTTTATCATGCTTACGGCGAGCATTCATCAAGTAAGCTGGTCTTGATGAAACAATACCAAATACATTCTGGTCTGCAAAACTGATTGTCTGCGTTACTTCTGCTTCACCGCCCAAAGATACAACTGTACCTGGCTCATATGTAGCATCACCAACATAAATCTCAGCAACGTCGGCAAATTCAGCTTCCATTGAAATACCACGTAGCTTGAATGCATTTGGATTAAGTGCAGTTGTGTCGTTGCCTGTGGTATTCATATTAATACCTTTACCAATTCGGTTAAATCCTGGAATTGCATGTGTAGAAGCAATTGTAAATTCCGCATCAACACTTATAATTGCAACGCAAGTACCGTTTACATTTAAACGCACTACATTGTGTGAAATGGGTGGTGAAGCTGTATCTATTAGAGTAGCAAAACTAATACCGCTGCCGCCCTGGAATGCACTTGCTACTAC